TTCCCAGATAGTATCTTGCGTACGATCATCGGCAAAATAATGACTTGCGCCTTCTTTCCACCCATATAAAATTGGTTCATGCCGCCAATGATAATCTTGTCTACTCAACACTAATGAGTTTTTAACCCAGATTAAACAACTTGATAATTTTAATCCAGCTCCTTTAAAAGCAGTTCTAAAATTTAGACCTTCAGTATCAGCGTGGCAACAATAAACTGCGCCGCCAGCCTTTAGGCTGTTTGCCATATTACTAAACGACTTACTAAGGAATACGAGAAAATCACTATCCTTTTGTTTATCGTTTTTAATCTTCATTCCGGTTGCGCCTTCGTAATCTACGTTATATGGCGGATCAGTAAAAATCATATCAGCGGTTGCACCATTCATTAATTTTTCAACAATTGTTGGATCAGTGGAATCACCGCACATAAGACGATGGCCATTTAACTCAAAAATATCTCCTTTTTGAGAATAGGCAACTTCAGGAATTGCGGCAGTTTCATCAAAGTCATCATCTTCTTGATCATCACTTAGCTTTTTCTGTAATTCCTCGAAACCGAATAAATCAAGATCAAGTTCAATATTATCGAACTCAAGCTTAAGCTTATCCAAATCCCAGTCGGCAATTTCTGCTGTTCTATTATCAACTAAGCGAAATGCACGTATTTGGTCTTCATTAAGATCATCTGCGACAATACAAGGAACTTTTGTGATTCCAAGTTTCTCACACGCCTTAATTCTTGTATGTCCTGCAACAATAACATTTTCGTTTGTAATTATCACCGGGACTTTAAATCCAAATTCCTTTATAGAACTCGCGACCGCATCGACTGCTTGATCGTTTTTACGTGGATTGTTTTCATAAGCTTTTAATTCACTAATATCTTTAACTACAATCTTGAGATTATTCGTCATCCCCATATGTCCACTCCTCCTGACTATTTTTAATCTTTTGTTCTGCGAGTTTTAACTCCTCGCTACGATCACTGAAATTGCGACCAAATTGTTTAGACAATAAATAAACGAGTGCTTTAAAATCCGGAGGAATTTGTTTTGTTACTTTAGTAACTTTCCGTCTTGGCGTTCCACCACGACCTTTATCCTCTACAATTTGCTCTTCATCTACAATTTCATATCCCATTGCTTTCTTATACATAGCACCCATCAAATCCATCTTTAAGTCAATCTTTGCGGAATCCATTACTTGCTGGATTTCAGGATGCTTCTTTTTCAACCTAGAGAATGTGGCTTCATCGATACCGAGGCGTTTACACATTTCACGCTGCGTCACAAGCTTTCTTGCACATTCTGCAATAAATGCTTTGATCTCCGTCCACTTCCCAGAGTCAACCCACATCTCATAGGTATCTCTTCTTGGGCTTTTTCCCATGTCGATTACCTCCAAAACGTGTAAAAAAGCCAACGCTTCTAATATTTGCGCTGGCGGTGTTTTTGTATACTTCTATACAATTACATTGTAAATCACAATTAAACTATATGTAAGGTATACTTCGCTATACAAAACTATGCTTTACTATAATCTTTTGGCACTTCAATGAGATTTAATGCTTCGCGATGTAACTTATATAGATAAACTGTGCTGTATCCAAGATCAAAAGCAATATCCTCCCAGTTGCGACAATTAATATATCGCTCGCGTAAGACCAACTCCGATAATGGTTTATTAAGCTTTGCGATAGTTTCAGTAATTTCCTCTTTTAGTTTTAATAATTTATCTATTTCATCATGTATGATCTTTTCTAGGTTCATGATTTTATCAAAGTAAATCTCAAACGCTGCTTTTAAACTTGGCTTCTGTCTTATTTTATCTGGCTCATAGTTTGGTCCACTTGGCCCAAGTGCTAGATTATTATAGTACTCTAACTCAAGCTCATAGGATTTTATCCTGCTATTTAAGAATCGTGCTTGGCTGAGATATTCTTTGGCATCCATTGTTGATACGCTCCTTTCTTAGTCTATTTAATAATTTGTCAGGATCAAGATTACAAAGAACACAGAATAATGGTGTTTCAATAAACTGTTCAATCAAATCAAGTTCTCTTATACATCGGTTGCGCAGTCTTTCATATTGGCTCCTGTTTTGAAGTCGCAACACCAACCCGCGATCCTCCAGTCTTCTAAGTTTTATGAGTTCCTTTCGATAATCATCAATTGCACCTTTTACAATTGCTACTCCTAGTCTTTTAATTCCGTCTTCATAAATCATAATTAATCCTCCATTGAAACTTTCACTGCTTTGAATAATGCATTCTGGAGTGTTTCTTTACCGTTCAATACTTTTAATATTTGTTCATCAATTGTCCCATCTGTAACAATGTGCAAAACCACAACCGTACTTGCGTCTTGGCCTTGCCGCCAAAGGCGAGCTATTGTTTGTTGGTAAAGTTCAAGGCTCCAAGTTAAACCAAACCACACAATTGTTGATCCGCCTTCCTGAAGATTTAAACCATGTCCGGCAGATGCTGGATGAATGAGTCCAACTTGAAGCTCACCATTATTCCAAGCGGTTATACTCTCGTTGCTTTTGATTTCTTGATAAACAATATCTAAGCTGTTTAGTTTTTCTTTAATTCGGGCAAGATCATGTTTAAACCAATATGCAAGAAGGATTGGTTTTCCGTTTGCTGCTTCGATAATATCTTCTAACGCTTCAATTTTTCGATCGTGGATTTTTTCGCTAGTACCATCTTCCAGGTAAACGGCACCATTAGCTACTTGCATAAGTTTTCCACTTAGCACTGCGGCATTTGCAGCGGTGATTTCTTTATATTCAATTTCCTGCACCATGGTGTCTCTGAATTCTTGATAAAACTCATAATCGGCATCTGAAAGATATACTCGATGCTCACTACTAACTAGTTCTGGCATTTTGATATGATCAGTTGCTTTCATTGAAATTGTGATATCGCTAATAAGATTAAATATTGCTTCTCGTGCGCCAGGCAAAGGTTTATACGAATAGATAATCGCGCCATTCCGTTTGTCAGGTGTGAAAAAGTTGTTCCGGTAATGAGTAATAAATCTCCCTAGCCTTTTTCCGTAATCAAGTAAACGAAACTCTGCCCACAAATCCATTAATCCGTTCCCTGCAGGAGTTCCGGTAAGACCAACAATACGATCTGCATAAGGTCTTATCTTTAGTAAATTCTGGAATCGTTTACTTCTCCCGTTCTTAAATGATGAAAGTTCATCAATGACAATCATGTCGAACTTCGCATTAATACCACTCTTCTCAACAAGCCACTGCACGTTTTCACGATTGATGATATAAATGTCTGCTGGTTTTCTAAGTGCAGCAATTCGCTCTTTTTCTGTACCAACTGCAACTGAGATAATAAGTTCATCAAGATGATCCCATTTTGCAACCTCTTTCACCCATGTATCACGCGCCACACGTAATGGTGCAATGACCAATATTTTATTAATTTGGAATGAATCAAAGAGGAGATTATCGATTGCCGTTAAAGTAATAACAGTCTTACCTAAACCCATATCTAGAAAGATGGCTGAGATGTTGTTTTCCTCAATAAAGTTTGTTGCATATTTTTGATAGTCATGAGCCACATATTTCATCGATAATTCCTCCTATGTTTTTAACGTCATCTAGCACGTATGTAAGGAAGCCAAGTTCCTTTAATTGTCTAAGTCTTACTCTCTGCAGTTTTGTAGGTTTCTTACCCGGTGCTTTTACTTCAACAAATCCTATTTTCGCTTTTGCTAATATCACAAGTCTGTCAGGCAACCCATCAAAGCCAGGACTAGCGAGTTTTATTGCTAAACCGCCTCGTTCCTTTACTGCCTTCACAAGCTTACTTTCAATAAATTTTTCGCTTACCATGTTCCTCCAACGACAACTGATGTCAACTCTGTTTCAGTAACTTTCCTCTATATGATTATTTTTTTTCGTATATACGTAAGTTTATGAATATCACTTGATATCAGTTGTCACTCTAATCTAAGAAATCGTCATTAATCTGCATTTCATGGGGTGTTTTTAGTCTTATACCAACAATGTAACGTCTGCGTTTTTTGATGACTCTTTCATATTCATTTTTCTCAAGAGCTGCAACAAAGTCACTCTGATGACGTGTGAACTCATTATTTTTAGAACAATAATCGAGGTAGCTCTTGTATAGTTCGCTTGAACTTTCGCTTGATTTAGGATCAACAATACACCGCTCATCTATAAAGTGCTGAATCCAGTCATTTTGTTCTTTAT